TAGATAAAAAACCTAACTTACTAGTCATATCTTCACATTGTAACCATCTTGCACTACTCATAGCATATCTTTCAATGAGAGGCTTTGGAACATGATTTCCCATACTGAGGCTATCCAACCATTTCCACGTTTCTTCATAAATTTCTTTAGCTTGTAATACACTACCATCTTTTTGTGTTGATGATAATACTTCATGTGGTTCAGGCATTTTTACACCTTCAAGATCAGGAATATCTAATACTTCTAGTGTCCTTCCTCCAGGATTTCCATTTAGTGATTTTTCTACAACTGATTTTTTCTTTCGACCTGCACCTATTCTTTTACCACCACGTCCGCCAATATTATTCGATTTAGTCGGCATTTAAAATGTCTCCTTCCCTCATTTTATTTTTTACTAAATTCGCTTATCTCAAGCTTTTCCCTATTACCCTTTTGAATTCGCACTTTTTGTGCATCTTTGCCCACACCCGTTATGTATTCATTTTCTTTTCAGAGATTTTCAATCCCTCTTCCAGAAAATTTTTCACAAAAATTATTTTTGTCTAACTTTTTTTCTCCATCGACTTCCATCGCTCGCATGAATTTTAGCGTGACAACTTTTACAAAGAGATATTAAATTACTCTTACTATGTGTTCCACCTTTGGATAAAGGTAACTTATGATGAACCTCTTGTACTTCTCTCATAAATCCATCTGAAAAACATAGTTCACAATAAGGGTGTTCTCTAACATAACTAGCTCGAACTTTTCTCCACGTTGATCCGTATCTTTTCCTTGTTTCAGGATTTCTATCTTGCATCTCATATCTTTTATTCTCTAGTCTTTCATGTTCATCACAGAATTGTTTATCTGTTAACTTTGGACAGTTAGGATATGAACATGGTCTCTTAGGTTTTCTCGGCATTACTTTCTCCTCTCTTTAGCATAATAAAAACCTCATAGATTTCTCTACAAGGTTTATTTTCTATTTTCCACATTTTAATTATATCAAAAAAGTATACTCTCATTCACTATCATTTCCTTTCATCTTTTAAAATTTCTTCAATTTTTTTCAATGCCTCAGTTCTTTTTCTATAAACTTGCTGTATACTATACTTCATTTCAACGGCAATTTTCTCCCAAGACAAAAATGATAAATATCGATTTTCTAGAAGTGTACGATATTCAGAGTTCTCAACTTTTTTTATTATTGTCATTATTTCTTTTTTTAAATCTACAAGTACATCAATATCACTATTAATTTCTTCTTGCAGTGTTATAATTTTTAAAATTGTATCCTCCATTTTTGATGTTCCATTATTTTTATTACCTGGCATATCAGTTAAGGTTGCAGTACATTTTGTAGCCAACGCACTCAATGATTCTATTTGACTAAGCTTTGAATTAATCTGCGTATCTAAATGTCTAGCTTGATTTAGATATTCTTCCGTTCTCATACTTTATCCTCCTATTCTTGCTTTTACTGCTCTCATCAATGCTTCTTGGGTTTTATCTTTTCTTTTTAAACTTTTCATAATATCTTCGTCAATAGTATTTTTTATAATTAAATGATGAATCACTACTGTGTCTTTTTGTCCTTGTCTATAAAGTCTGGCATTAGTTTGTTGATATAATTCAAGAGACCATGTAAGACTAAACCATACTAGTGTGGATCCTCCACTTTGTAAATTCAATCCGTGTCCTGCACTCGCTGGATGTATTAATGCAAGATTAATCATTCCCATATTCCATTGTTTTATATCATCTGCAGTTTTAATCTCTCTTACTTTAAATCGTTTTTCAATTCTTTCTTTATCTGCCTTAAACCAGTAAGCAACAAGTACAGGTTTCCCATTTGCACTCTCAATTATTTCTTCAAGTTTATCTAATTTTTTATTATGAACTTCATAGAATTTTTTATCTTCATCGTAGATTGAACCATTAGCTAATTGAATAAGTTTATTTGAAAGGCTTGCTGCGTTTATAGCGTCTATTTCTTTTTCTTGAATAGTCATCACCATTTCCTTTTTAAACTTTTTATATTTCATCTGGTCTTTTTCATCAAGATTTATTTCAAGTTCATTTAGTATTAGCTCTGGCATTTTTAAGTACTCTGTAGATTTCATTGAAATTGTCATATCTGCGAGTCTACGATATATTCTTTCCTCAGCGTTTGACTGTGGTTTATAAGAAAATATTACCGCACCATTCCTTTTATCTGGTAGAAAGTACTCGTTCCTATAATGGGTTATATAGCGACCAAGCCTTTCTCCTAAATCTAGCACTCTAAACTCTGCCCATAAATCCATTAATCCATTACTACTTGGTGTCCCTGTAAGACCTACCACTCTTTCAAAGAAAGGTCTTATTTTTAATAAGCTTTTAAATCGTTTTGAAGTATTTGATTTAAATGAACTGAGCTCATCAATAACTAACATATCAAAGTTAAAGTCTATTCCACTTTTAGTTACTAACCAATCTACATTTTCACGATTAATGATATAAATGTCTGAGTTTTGTTTCAAAGCTTTTAGTCTTTCTTTTTCATCTCCAACTACAATTGAATATCTTAAGAGGTTAAGATGATCCCATTTTTCTATTTCATCTTTCCACGTTGATTGTGCTACTCTTAACGGTGCTATAATTAGCACTTTACTAATTTCAAAACTATCATACATGAGTTCATTTATAGCTGTGAGTGTTGTTATAGTTTTACCTAAACCACAGTCAAGGAACAAAGCAGATACCTTATGTGCTAAAATAAAATTTTTGGCATAATTTTGATAATTATGTGCTACATATCTCATCTAAGATTTCTCCTATCTTCTCTTTTTCATCAAGTGTATATACTTTAAATCCTAACTGCCTTAATTGTTTCATTCTTAATTCTTGAAGTGGTCGTGGTTTCTTACCTTTTTGCTTAACCTCAACGAAAGCAACAGTACCATTTTTCATCAATATTATTCTGTCTGGAATTCCTGTCATGCTTTGACTATTAAATTTCAAGCATAAACCATTTCTTCTATTAACTTCTCTCACTAAATGTTGTTCTATTAGGCTTTCTAGCATATTTACCTCCTAATATGACACCCTTTGATAGTCATTTTCCTATATTATATATATATTATTTTTTTTTATTATAGAAAGGTTATATATATGACTATCATAGTGTGTCATAACGTTGTTATAATAGGTTTCTCGTGATTTTTATGACAGTCATTTTTATACCTTTTTTCTTTTTATTAAATTCACACATTTTGTAATAAGTATTGAAATTGACCGTCATCGACCGTTATCAAATAATAAAATCAGATTTTAATTTTAAACCATATATGAAAGAACCACTCATATTTTTTTTCTTTTTATAACCTTCACTTAAAAGTGCATTATAAAAATCAGTCGTACTTCTTATAAACGCACCTGTCCTCATACAAAACGCTCGGTATTCAGAATATAATTGACCGCTTTTTTCAGTATAACTGATGTCAATTTCACAGCATTCTTCTAAAAATTCTCCTAGCCAGTTGTTATCCTCTTTGTATTTTTCAATAGCATCTTTTACTACTTTTGGTTTTTCTAGTTTAAAGTTAGCTTCGATTACTTCTTTCGATCCAGTAAGTATCCATTCTAAAATTGCACCTCCAGCATTTTCATAAAGGTAATCAGCATAGTTTTTGATGTCACCTTTACCTTTAATCTGTGCGTTAAAAGGAATCACAATAAGTCTTCTCCATGTTCCATTATCTATCGCACCTACTTTTGGCAAATGATTAGTATAAAGAACAAGAGTATGTGAAGGAACATAACTAAATGGTGATTTGAATTTTTTCTCAGCAAAAATTTCATCTGTCGAGCAAAGTTGTTTTACATTTGATGTATTCATTCTCATTCCCTCTTCAAGTTCAGCTGCAATAAGAAGTCGTTTCCCTTTTGCCTCTGCTAGTTCAGGTTTTACATTTCTTCTACATCCCACAGTTAGCATATCTGCAGATATATTCCCACTATAACTACCAAGAACTCTCGCTACTACATTCCAAAATGTACTTTTACCATTACTCCCCTCACCATAAGCAATAATTAACGCTTCAACATAAACCTTTCCAACAACAGCCAAGCCTACTATTTTTTGAACATATTTTATGAGTTCCTCATCTCCTAAAAAAAATGTCTTTAGTGCCTCTTCCCATAATTTCTTACCTTCATTTGATGGATCAATACTTGTTTGTTTGCTTATGAAGTCATCGTAGTCATGCTCTTTTGACAACCCCGTTTTTAGATTATAAGTTTTACTTGGTGTATTTAATAAAAATACATCCCTATCTATTGAAGTAGGCTCTATTTGAATTAAAGGACGCACTTCTTTTAATGTAGACCAGATATTTTTACTATCACGTCTTTTAATAGCATACTTCTCATAAGCTAAAGCTTGTTCATACTTCTCTACTATTCTTCTTTGGTTATCATCTAAGTTTTCCTTAACTTTCTTCATACCCAAACTTGTTATCATCGGCATAACTCCTGCGTCAGTTAATTGTTTTAGACATAAATTTATTTCATCATGTGCTTCTTTTAATTGAAGTTCAGTTAGTTCATGTGCTACAGCCTGTGCATTTGGTACAGACTCCTCCCAGTAGCTTCCGTTATAAACTAAATAATCGGTTGCTGGAGAGTATTTTATTTTGTCTTGAAACTCTCTAGAAAGAACTATAGCTTGACCTACATCTGAATAATCTGTAGGTTTAAATTTAAATTCCTGATTATAATCTTCAGGCTTTATGTACCCTTCTTGACTTGCAATTTTCTTTCCGAACTTAGTTGCACTATACCAAATGGAGTTAAGTTCGCTGTCATCTAAAGGTGGTGTACATTTAGAGGCTTGTTCTAAATACATCGAATAACTTTCATCAGTTGCTCCGTATCGTTTTATAATCTTTCCAGCCAAATGACTCATAGTAGAATTACGACTGCCTTGTTCGATTACTGGTGCATGATCCTTTAATTCTAAAAGCGTAAAAGCATCTGCAACCCCAAGTATTTCATCTAGATTCTTTTCACCTTCAAACCAAATAAATTCATCAGTAATATTTCCGAAAATAAATCTTGAACAATCCAATGCATTTTTATCAAAAAAGTTATATTTCTCATACACTTGTTTCTTAAAAATTTCACACTCATCTGATGTCAAAAATAACCTATGTGGGATATAAACATGATGTTTAGGTCGAGCTACTTTCCCATTCTTTTCTTTATTATTATTTCGACTAGGAACTACAATATGACTCGCTCCTTCAAGCAAATACTCATAATCTTCTGGATAAATCCAATCATTTGGATTATCACTATGTTCATTATCACAATCAAAAACATCACAATCACACTCCAAGAAATTATCTTTATTTCGATAATTATTTTTAAAGTTAGCGCATACGTGATCAAAACGTACTACCTCTTTTAATTGTTCCATATTTTCTATTAAACACTTAATATCATAAATGCAATTCTTAGCGTTACCTTGAAAGTTTGATCTATGAATAGTTAACCTCATATTACTTTACCTCCGTAAAATACTTTATAGTTTTATGATGCTTTTTCGCTACATCAATTTCTACTTTCATACCTTCTGTGATATTGTCACCTAAAACCCAGATTTCACTGCATTTTCCAAGTAGAATGATATCCGCAAACATAGCATTTTTTCTATCTACTTCATTTGAGACATCCATAAATGGAAATAACACATGAGGTATTATTGGAATATTACCTTCTATATAAGCAAGTCTTCCTAGCTTTATAGCCTTTTTAATATTCGCTTCTATATCTCCTCTGTATGGAGCACAAATATAAACCAAAGGTTTATAAGCGTCTTTCTTTTCTTCTTTGATTTTCCTTTGACTCTTACTCATTGATTTTTTCCTCCTATTAAAATGATGGGAATACTAATTTAATCCCTCATATCATAGGCAATAAAAAAGAGTGAGAATTTAACCTCTCACTCAAATTTTTAATCTTTCATATAAAAATCACACGTATATCCATCTGCAGTAAGTATCAATCCCTTTGCCCAATAAGGTGCTTGACTCATAGTTCCACAAATATCTTCTAATTTTGTATTCTCTGGCGCCTCTATAATTATTTCATCATGAACATGGGCTACAATATTATAATCACTTAAATTTTGTAAAGCATATATTAGTATATCTCTAGAAATAGCTTGTACTATATTCTCTACAAACTTAGGTCCGTAACTCTCTATTCTCTCCCATTTTTTAGCTACACCTATACCTTCATAAGTGACTGATTTACATCCAAATTTATTAATTTCAATTTTGGGTTTAATGTATGTTAGTTTTCTTCCACTTGGTAATCTTATTCTAAGTAATCCACTCCTACATTCAAATTCTATTCCGTGTGTTTTAGTCACACCTTTCAT